GTTTATCAGCATCGCTCGTATTATCAACATTGCCCAGGCCAACTGCTGACTTTGATAGTCCACTTACTGCAGAAGAAAATTGGGTAAAGACTATTGGATCATTGCCAACTACAGCAACATCACTTGTTACGACCCATGAACTACCTTTAAGAGTATTGCCACCATTTACAAGTACATAACCATCATTAATTTCTAGCAGAGTGTCAAAATCAGTTGCACGTGTCGGGGACCCTGTTGTCTGAACTACATAGATTCCATTTTGAGCAGGTGCGTTTTGATCTTTTAGGAGTACACGATTGCCAGATGCAAGGGTCACTCCATCCATACTAGACGATGGAGTTATGTTTGATAGTGTAAAATTTCCAGTAGATGCAGCAACAACTGGAATTGCAATTTTTAAACCGGCACTATTAAAGTTTTCAAGTGATACTTTTTTAGCAAGCTCATCTTGTATAACTTGTGGTATTGTTGTAGTCAGACGAGAGAGTCCATTTGCAAGTGTGCTTGCTTTAATCTTACGATTTGTACCAGTTGGATATGTCGACGAAGTCTGCTCAATATTAATTATTTGTAAGAGGTCATTTGACGTTACATCTGTGTCAGCTGTTAGTTCGCTTAACTGTGAAATTTTTATGGTAGCCATATACGATATTTATATAGAATTATATTATGTTGCGGACAACTCTAAATCCTACGGCAGTATTTGTAACATTGGGACCGCCAGCCGTACGTACTGCAACACGACTGTAATTAGGACCATCATTAGACGTCCAACTACCGCCACGTAATACACGAATTGTACCTGAAGTAGGTCCACGTGGATTGGTCTGACTGCCTGTCGCGTATGCCCCAATCCAATCCCAACACCACTCCGATACATTTCCTGCCATGTCATACAAGCCGTAGCCATTGGCGGCAAAAGCCCCCACGGGCGAAGTGTAAGGTATCGATCCTGTCGCATAGGTCGGATGGAAATTGTTCACCGAGCCGCTGGAGTCGTAGCTGTAGCCACTAGCTGCGCGGTAATTCGCTTGGCTGTGGCTGATCGTGTCGCCCCAAGGAAAACGCTTACCACTCAAGCCTCCACGCGCCGCCTTTTCCCATTCTGCCTCTGTCGGCAGACGGTAGCCATTCACACTCCAATTTACTTGCGCATTAGTCACATCTACATTACCAGTTTTATAGATCGTGGTCTGCGCGTCGTTGGTATAATACACGGGCGTGAGCCCCTCCTTCTCGCTACGGGCATTGCACCACTTCACCATCTGGTACCAAGTAATCGACTGCACGGGATGGTTGTTGGCCTTGCCGCTGCCTGCAGCGAGATCTGTGTAACCATTGTTCAAGCCCCAAGTGCGCACCTCGTCCCACTCAGCCTTAGTCACTTCATATTTGCCCATATAGAAAGCATCCAAGGTCACTGTGCGGATTGGAGCATTAAGCATGCCATCCAACGAGTCCCCCATCGTGAAGGCCCCCTGTGGAATGAAAGCCCACGCATTTGCTCCTCCATTACCTCCGTTATTACGTCGACGGCGCTTTCTTTTAATTGCAGAAAATAACATATCAAATAAAGTCCCAAGTATTGCTACTTATATTTTTTATCGCACACACTTCACCAGCAAGCACAGTTGCGGCATCATTATTATTAACTGTAACACCATTTGCTGCAGTTAGCGTCAATGAACCTGCTCCAGTGTTGCGTCTAAATGTAATTGTAGTTCCTACTGGAGCTGACGATAAAACAGGTAGTGTAATAGTTATAGCGCCCGCATTTGAAAGACGCACATATTTATTATAATGAGTGCTGCTAAGAGTCAGCGTAGATGTGGATATTTCTAATATGTTGTTATAACTATTAATTATTTCAGATTGCACAAAGGCTGTCGTAGCAATTTGTGTGGTATTTGTGCCAGCGCTCGCCGTCGTTGATAGCGGAGTCCCTGTAAAGGTAGGACTGCTAAACATCGTGCCCTTGCTTTCATTTGTGACAGCGCCCAGTCCTACCATAGTTGCTGTAATACCAGCTACAGTTCCAGTAAATGTTGGACTTGCGAGGTTCGCTTTTAAGTTTAATGCTGTTTGCGTTGCAGTTGAAACAGGTTTGCTTGCATCACTTGTATTGTCTACATTGCTGAGCCCAACCATAGTGGCGGTAATACCAGACACCGTTCCAGTGAATGTAGGAGACTCACGGGGCGCTTTAGAGTTTAACTGTGTTTGAACGCTAGACGTTATTCCACTGAGGTAACCTATTTCTGTACTAGTTAGACCGCCAAAAGTAAAACCATCAAGTTGAGATTGTATATTATCTCTCAATCCTGACAAAAAGCTTATTTCAGTACCAGTCACACTGCCAATAGTCGTAGTGGCTGGCAGTGTGACATCGCCAGTAAATGTGGGGTTTGTTTGAATCTTGGCACTGCTCAATGCACCATCACTAAGTCCGTCAAACAACGAATCTGCAAGATCACCTATAGATATAATTGCATTACTGCCATTTTCTGACATAAGTGGGTTAGAGGCGTCAATAATTGGTACAGAATCATTTGCTGCCGCCGCAGTTACAACTTCTAATTGTGAAAATTTAATATCTGGCATATCTATTATTTATATTGTTATTGTTATTGCTGCACTTGTAACTAATATTGGACCATCATTGTTACCACGTCGTATTGAAATTGTAAATGTAACAGGTAATTCAGGATTTGTGTCTAAAATTGGTATAAATCTAAAATATCCAGAATTGTTTTTAACTACAAAACTTCCACCAGTTGATAAAATATTATTTCCGTCTACAGTATAATATAATTCTGTATTGTCTCGTATAAATGCAGTGTTAATATAGAATCGTATAGATTGTCCTGCAATCAGCGTAGACTTATTTGACGTGATTGACGCGGATTGTATATGTGTTTGTCCCTCGGTCTTAAACACACTTTCTTCGTTTTCAGTTATAAATGTATTATCATCTTGACTTTCAAATGGATATCTATATATCAATGCCTCTTTGTCTTCAAGAGTACTATTCATATAGGTTTCCATAGTTATATCAAAAGATTCGACGACTGCTTCATCATATTCTGGGTCCGTGTCTTCATATGTTGGGTCAAGTTGAATTAATTCACTATAAAACCATGGATAGTATGAAAGATCGAGTACTTTAAATGTTATAAAACTTGATATATTACTAAACAGTCGATCAGCATTTGGTGTGTATGGCGCACTTGCCTGAGCAATAGTCTTGTGTGAAAAGCCAGAGACTAGTTCGTTTGGATCAAAGAATTTTATCCAACGTTGATAGTCTTCATAGACTACCTTGTCTCTGTAATTGGCATTAATTGCAAATATGCGAAGGGCAAGTTGAACCATACGTACTAGAGACTCCGGCGCGTTGCGATCTAGCAGTCTTGTAAGTATAATTGTTAGAAGTCTTTCGTTTGCTGTCAACCAACCTGGTTGACTACGAGGGCTATGATAGCCGAGTACTGGAGGATGATATGCATTTAGCCATAAATAACTTTCCTGCGGTTTGCGAACGACATAGTCAATAATATCGTACCATTCACTACGAGCAATAAATTCAAATATTATAGCACTAAATAGTTTTAACCCAGAAGGGTGTACAAACCGCAAATAATCATCACCCCACTCATCATATGGTAACTCACTTTTGATTTCATATGAATAATTTTGCCAATAATAACCGTCATGCAACTTATATAGATTAGAAGCAAATGATTTGTTATCAGAATATGTCCATACATCTTCATCACTTGGAATTACACTCCATAGAATTGGATCCAGGTCTTCACAGCGATAAATTGTTGGGGTTGGATCATCTTCTAATGAATGTATAAGGTCACCAATTTTAGATGTATATTCTGGGCTTGCCGTTACGCTAAATATATGAGCATACTCGACATTTGAAGTGTTAACTGCATATGTTGAGCCGCCCGCTTCTTCTGTGACAATACCATTGTCTTCAGGAGGCAGTCCTTTTTGAGTTAATATATAATTTGCCGTGCCCTCTTCAGTCTCTAAACCAAAAACTGAAATGTCTATACTATCATCACCAAGAGTAATTATTTTTTCAGTAATTATTTCGTTGTTTGTAATAGACTCATCAACTAAAACTTTACCAGACTCATCAAGTATTTCTTCTGTGTCTGTAGATGGAACTATAGGAGTTATAGTTAACCTACTATACTCTATATTTTGTGTGTCTATTGTACCATCATTTTCGGTATATTCAATGTTGCGCGCAAAGACGTCCCAAGTTGCTTCATCTGGCCAAGGCGTGTCATTTGTGCTATATAACTCAAATTCATCCTTATAGCGATAGACCCAACGATAAACAGGATCTGCTCCTTCAGTGGCAACATTAACTTTTTGTATATATGGCAGATTAAATGACTTTTCTACTCTGCCATAAGTCCAAAGATCTTCTGAAAAAGCACTTAACGTAACAGTATACGGTCCGGGATTTGAACTTGGAAATGGTCCAATCCTATAGTCAGAAACTACTAATAGTGTATTTTTATTTGGGTTTGTGCGTGATGTACGTAATGATGGTATGTCAATTGGGGCCCAACGACCGCTGCCGCCTGACAAGTCAAATAGGTAATTTTTAGGGTAAAATATGCTTACAATTTCGTCAAAGAAAAGTTTGAAAAATGTGTGTATGCTGTCTTCCGAACCGCGTGTATGATAATATTGTATAATAACGCGATAGAGAGTGACTTTATCAAGCACACGAGAATTTGGAATATTGCGTGCAATTAGGCTTTGTATTTGGGTTAGATATTTATCGGATACAATATCAATATCTTTTTCGCGAGTAATGGCAGCAATTTCATTTGACGGCAAACCAGTACGATTTAGGTGCTCATAATAGCGCTCAATAAAATTGATAAGATTGCTCGCAGACTCTTTTAAAGAATCTGGATACAAACTTTCGGTTTGTATTGATTCTATATTACGCGGGCGCGAATTTGCTATACTTAAAAGCATACTTAACGGTCTCTACTAAATGTATTATATTGCACTGAACGATTTGAACCACCAACGGCAATTAGGTCAACTTCGCCATAAACATTTAGGCGTGTTGTATCAATGCGCATAAGTTGATTGCGTTTAGGCGCAAGGTCATTTGATAGTGGTATTACGTCTATTATCATTGTGGTGTCAGTGTCAGCGAGTAGCGGTTCTATTTCCATTACTCCTGTACTCAGTGTAAGCGTACCAACATTTTTATTACGAATAATTGGTTTATCATTGGCATCATAATAATAGACATACAGCAAGCGTATGTCAGACAGTGTTGGATGTGCTTCCTCACCAATATAATATGTAACTCCATCATAATCCCAACCAGTAGAATTTACAATGGCAATATTATCATCAACTGTTAATGATGTGCCAAATTTTATTGTTATTTTTTGTGGTTGCCCGCTAACTAACGTAAAACTTTTAGAGATAAACACTCGTATAAGTGAATTTAATATTGCAGGACTTGTTCCATCAACAGTCTTTGATAAAAATGAATGACGAAACACACCATCAAAAGATTCCAAATATTGACTATTAAATGCGCCTATACTTTCTTTAACCTTTGTTTCAAGTTGTGTTTTTGTGTGCGTAGTCAGGTTACGGTTATACTTAAAGAGTACATCAAGCACAATATCAACATATTCAGGATCAACTATTTCAGGAAATATTGAGAGTACTTTTTTATCACTTAAATATGTCAGCAATCCTTGTTTTTCATTTGGCATTAAAACTGATGAAGAATCCGATTTTTTTGCAGATATAAAAACTTTACCATATTGTGGCGGATCATTATCTTCGCCTCCCCACACAGCTACTGATTTTACATTTGTTAGATAACTGTGTACCAATGTTTTATAGTCATCAGCAGTTACTGCACGATTTTGTGAAACATATTGAAGTGGCGCGTTATATTTTATACTGCTAATAGACTCACGGTCTGACCCGCCAACTGCACTTGCAACTGTATTTAAACTAACTCGAGTTAGTTGAGTTGAATCAAAAAAATCAGAGTATGAAAAAATATTTGAAGAGTTTGCGCCAATACCATCAGTAACCAAATATGTTAACTCTAAAACGTTTAAGTTATCTGGTTTTTTGCCAAATATACCATTACCAAATGATATTACATAGTTGCCATTATAGTTTTCGTATAAGAAATAAATTGGTGTCGTGTCATCAACACTATTAATATCTGTAAATAAAGAATATACTTCGTTAATTTCTGACCGTCCAGTTTGATATACCGCTACTTTTAACGTGCTTGTATCAATATTTTTATCGTCTATAATATATTCGTTATTACTTTGTGTAGAATTTATTTGAATTCTCTTTTTAATGAATGTACCTTGATATATGTCAATGTTATTTGCTACCAAGTCTCCACTAGAATTTTTTGTGCAGACAATATCATTTAAATTTGTAAATTTATAGGTTTGACTTTTTGAAAGGTCTGTTATATTTGATGAAAAAGTTGAACCCACTGGAAAAACATATTCATTTAATAATGTATTTCTTGGCGTTACAGTTACGTTTATTTGTGCCTTTGCAGAGGCATAACTGCGTGGGGTATATCCAATTAACTTTGCGGCAGACACCACGTTTTGTCGTAACTGTGCAGTATCAATAAAACTTTCATTGACTGCCATGTGCGCGAGTAATGCATTGTAATGTGTGTTATGCGAGAGCACATCAAGCAACATATTTAATCCAGACCCAGCATAATCCCAGTCTTTAAACGGACTGTCTCCAGCCTTGAAATATTCTATTAGATTAGCCTTGATTTGATCAAAATCTAATTCTGTAACATTTACTGATTGTGTAGGAATTTCCATTATCGTACTCGTGTTAAATATATTACAATTTCAGCAGTTGAATTGTATGATGCTTGAAAAGTTATGCCCACCCGATATGCATTTTGATCAGACTCGTCCACTACAGTCACTTCATAGTCGCTTATACGTGGTTCATAGAGGTCAATCATCTGTTCTATTTTTGCCTTTAGCTCATATTCTGTAAACATGTTTGCATTTTCAAACAGCAAAGCACGAATGTCCGAAGCAATTTCTGGTTGAAACAGCCGATCATATTGATTTGTTAGCAACAAATTTTTTAAACTTTGACGTATTGAATCAATATCAAGAATTGGACGTATGTCATTATAAATTGGGTGTATGGCAAAACTATTGTCTATATCGGAATATAAATTTTTTCTAGCCACATTCGATGACCTAGAATCATTATAGTCCGATAGCGTTTTACTCATATTTCTATTTATATAATTTATAATACGCGGTAAATTATACAAACATTATGATCTAATCAACGAACTGAGAGACGAACTGGCAGATGATATAAGTGATGAAATTCCACCAGTAGAAGAACCTGAACTTGAAGTGGTTGCTGATCCAGCTGCGGCAGCTTTTGCGTTTGCTGGATTGTTGCGTATCGCATCTACATTATTTTCCATTTCTGATTTTATTCTATTAACCCGATCATTATATTCTTTAATCGTCTCTTTTGACCAAAATGGATTTTTCTTAAGCATCTCTTTCGCACCAAAATTAAATTCATTTCTAAGTGCAGTTATGGAGAATCCAGTTTCACCCATTGCAAAACTTGTAATTGAACTTAATCCTGCAGTAACTCCGTCAATTGTATTTGCAATTGAACCAAGTCCGGCATTTAATGAGTCTACAGAAAAGCCTGAAGTTTTAGTTGTGCCACTCGTCGTTGCTGTCGTAGAGGTAGAGTCTGGATAGACACTTGATAATATGCTTGTGGCTTCACCCAATACATTATATACTGAACTTAATGCATCAGAAGTCGATCCATTTAAAAGACCAACCGGTGTTCCTGTTTCAGCAATACGGTCATGATAGTTGTATGCAAGTTCGTGAACTGCGGTGAGCATTGAAACATATTCTTGTACGCCAACTGTATTGCCCTCATCAGACATTTTTTTAAGTTTATCAGTGTCTTTATTTAGAGCATCACGCAATTGAAATTGAAAAAAGTCATATTTTGCTTTTGCTTCACTTGGCTGTCGTGATGTAGCAGGAATAAACTTTGTAACTGCAGTTGGAGTTTTTGTGTTGTCTGCCTTTATAAGTGTAGCAATTGGATTTCCACTTATATCAAGATTACAAATATCAACAAGTCCGTTTGCGACATCCTTAACAAATTGACCGACATCACCAGTCATGCCTGGAAAACTTTCTTGTATCGCAGCAATTTGCTCATTTGCTAATTTGCCTAATGCATCATATGCACCGCTAGTTTCAAGTACCATATTTAATGCCGCCCATGGGTTTTCTTTAACAAACTCGATGAGCGCCATTATTTTTTTCACCATCTCTATCAACTCCATTATTGAAGTTAATAGTTTTATAATGCCTAACCCTGGTATATAACTTAAAACAAATGCTGCTATTTTAGCAGCTGCAAATATCATTAAACGTTGAGGTAAACTTTGCGCGCACTCTGCAAGCGTTTTTATTGTGCCCAAGCCCTGTATGTCAGCTTTGTCAAGTATTGTTAATATTCCAGTCTCAACAAATTCTTTTTTCGTCATCGCATTTGATGATGACGCATAACTTGAATTACTTAAACTGCTACTACTGCTTATTCCGCCTAAAGCTCCTTCATAAATATTTCCATTTCCAGTATCAGAAGTTGCTTCATTAAATATATCAACCTTTTCCTGATATTCTGCTGCTGCAGTCTCTGCCTCAATATTTGTTAAGTTGCGAATCGTATATGTACTTGTAGCACTGCCAACATAATTAAAATCAGTACATTCATATTCAATTGTATAGACTCCTATTTCAATTGGCGCTGAAAGAGGTGCAACTAGTTTTTCTCCAAAATATTTTACTCTAACTGGTATGTTTATTGGGTTATTTGGATCAGGAGATTCTATTAATTTTGGAATTGTTTCAAATTCTGGTCCTTTAGGATTTCCATCATACACTCGTTCATCTTCTAAAACCACTATTTCAAACGGGAGTGGTAATATAGTTAAATATTTACTGGGGTCTTTTAGCGATTCAACTTGTGATCTATAAGATTGGCCATACCAAGGTGGTATGTTTGTTGGAACTGGTTTATGATACTCCGTAGTAAACCACCCTTTGCACGTTGGATCGCCTTTTAGTGTAGTAACTATAGTATAGTCATAGCGACCTACATTTTTTGGTATACTTGATATGTAAGGTATTCCACTATCATGAGTTACCTGCATATCAACCTGAGAAAATGGTATTTGTATTAAATCTAAACCAAAGGCATTTTGATCAAATAGACCGCTCGCTAAATTAAAAAATCCACTATTAGATCTTATTTTTACAGTACCAGTTCCATTTGTAGTAAAATCAACTAGTGTGTTATTTAATGATAATTTAAATTCGCCTAAATCATAAGTAATAAGTCCACCGTCATCCGAAGGGATTAACACTACATCATATAATACATTAACTGTAAGTCCAGTAGTATTGTTTATTGTTGCAAATGAAATTTTATCTCCACTTTCAAATCCATGCATAGGGAGAATCACATTATTATTTACTGCATTAAATACAACCTCTTGTGTTATTTGATATACCCCGTTGACAAAATTTTGAGCATTAAAATCTGTGCCATTATATGTCACAGTGACTCCACCTGGGTTGCTACCATTATCATCATCGACGCTAAGGTATAAAAAGCTTAAATCTATTAGTGTTGACATATTATTATCCTATTCCTGGGGCAGTTGGGGCAGGTGCATTGCCAGTACCATCACCTAGATGCATGTGAGTAGCTAAACCAGTAGTTCCTCCTAAAGCGCGAACATCACCAGCAGCAATTAGTGCTCCGCCAAGTACATTTACAAGTGGTGTTGTCATATTTGTTACAGTTGAATACATCATAGTTGGTCCAAGTGATGTTAGAGTTAACATTGATACACCATCAATTGCTGCAGTCATGCCCCCAATTGTAGCTGCACCAGCTGGAGCGGTCATGCTTGCTCCAAGTAATGCTGTTGTACTACTTGAACCGGTGTATATTCCAGTATATCCTCCAGCTACAGTCTCTTCAATACTGCCAACTACCATGTTTTTTATACCGCCACCTCGTACTGTATTGTTTACTCCGTTGCCAACTATGCTGTCCTTTTTACCAACAATATTTTCTGCCTTGTCACCAAGCACTTCATTTTTGTATGCGGCACCAACTTTTAAACGATACTCGCCCTTAACGGTTTGGTTCATATTGCCATTTACTTCAACATTATAGTTGCCGTTCACAGTTAAATTTGCAGAACCGTTTACTGTAATATTTGCATCACCCATAATTGTTACAAAATCTTCTCCACAAATTGTAGTATATCGATTTGAGACAACCATTACAGATAGCTTACCTTCAGCGTCTATAATACGTGATGTTCCAGACTTATGTTTTTCATGTATACGTTCATTGCCTAATGTATCATCAATTTCAAAAATATGCCCCGAGCGAGTCTGCGTCACATTATTGTATGGATACACAGATTGATCTGTGGGAAACGGATGATTAAAGGTGTTGTTTGCCATATTTTATATTTATTTAACAGAGGCGAGTGACTGATTATTAGATTGCGTATTATTTGGATACAATCTAATAGCACATGTAATGTTTGCTGCGGCAAATGTACGCTTTTTTATATATATTCCACCCACTCCAACCCGTGCATCCCTAACGACTGCAGTACTTCCAATTTTATCCGGACCAGTATTTCCTTCTATTATGGTCATTGTTTTTTCTTTTTTGTTTATATCAAAAACAAAATCATCGAGTATTATGCCTATATGACTTTTTCTAAAAATTACTATGTCTCCTCTTTTAAATTCACGCGGATTATCAATTCTAAGCGAATAATTTTTTCCAGTAGTACTTGACCATGTTGGCCAATTGGGACAATATGCTTCTTTTGGACGATATTGTTCTGGAATTATATTTGCTTGCTTTACACACCAACACACATATGCTGCGCAATATGGAGGTGCGCCTTCTTTACCATTACGTATTGTAATATAGTTATATGCATTTGAACCCACTAATGTGGCGCTCCAATATTTTTCTATACCAGGACCTTGATTGTTAATTGTTCCTCGTTCGACTACGCCTAACTCTCCTTTAGCGACTGCTATAAGTTTGCTTATCATAACACTTCTAGAGTCATTTGATAAGTCTTCAAGTTTAACATCCAGTGAAGAAAGGTTTGCCCCATTTGCGATTGGCGAGCCGCTCATGTAGTCTGATTTTAACATATCATTTTGCAACGGGATATTGTTATATGCGCTGCTTGAAGAGAGCGGCACACCATCAGGAAACAAATTTGGCATTGTGATTGGCATAATATATTCTACTCAAACGCAACA